GCTATGGCCTACACCAAACAGGTGAAAGCCGCCGCTGTGCTGAACAACGGTTTCTCCAACACCTACCCCGGTGGTGATGGCGTTTCCCTGTTCAACGCAAACCATCCGCTGGTGTCGGGTGGCGTCAATAGCAACACTCCCGGTACTCAGGTTGACCTGAACGAGACTTCCTTGGAAGCCGCCGTTATTCAGATCGCCGCTTGGACCGACGAGCGTGGCTTGCTGATCGCTGCCAAGCCCAAGAAGATGATTGTTCCCCCGGCCCTGATGTTCACCGCCAAGCGTCTGCTTGATACCGAACTGCGGGTTGCAACTGCTGATAACGATATCAACGCTATCAAGCAGATGGGCGCAATCCCTGAGGGTTACACGGTCAACCACTTCTTGACCGATCCCAACGCTTGGTTCCTGACCACTGACGTCCCCAACGGCATGAAGCACTTTGTGCGTACCCCGTTGCAGAACTCAATGGACGGTGATTTCGACACCGGCAACGTCCGGTACAAGGCTCGTGAGCGTTACTCGTTCGGCTGGTCTGACCCGCTGGGCATGTGGGGCTCGTCAGGTTCGACCTGATGAAAACCTAGGAAAGGGGCCTTGTGCCCCTTTTCTTTTTCCTGTATATTGGCCACATTCCGGGGTCCCCGGCGTTTCTGACAGTCCCGGCTGACGACATGCAGACAGAGCGCCCAAACGAACACTCGCATGTGAGGAATCATGGCACGTACTACGTTCAACGGCCCGGTCGTATCTCAAAACGGCTTCATCCAAGGGCATCAACCCACCACCGCAAACGCAATCAACACTAGCGCCACTGCCACTGCGGCTCAGGTTGCTGACGGCTACATCACCTCCACTTCCGCCTCCACGGTGACGATCACCCTGCCGACCGGCACTGATCTGGGCACATTCTTGGGCGCGTCTCGTGGCACCGTTCTAGACCTGTTTATTGACAACACAGCAGGCGCAAGCGTTGTGACTGTGGCTGTCAATACCAACGCTGTTCTCTCCAGCGCAGCCGTGGACACCGCAGGTTCGTTTGGTGATCTGACGATTGCCGCTGGTGCAACTGGCTTGGCCCGTTTCACCCTGATGTTCTCCAGCGCCACTGCCTACACGTTCACCCGTACGGCTTAATAGGAGCGCATCATGACGATGCAATACGACGTTAAGTCGAAACACATGACTTCTTCGGGCGTGGCGGTTAATTACCGCACTCGCGTCAAAGGAGCGATTGTGTCCGCAAACGCCAGTGCGGCCACTCGTAATACCGTGTTTGCTAATAATGTGGCCCAGACAGGGACTTATGGGCGGACTACAAACACTGTAACGGTGACTATTGCCAATCACGGATTGACCAGCGGAGATCGTGTGTGGCTTGATTTCTCTGCTGGCACAGGTGGTACCGCGACAGATAACATCTACGCGGTTACTGTGACGGGTACAGACACTTTTACGGTTACTGATTCGGCCACTGGCTCTATCACGGGATCACCTGCTGTTTCCATGTATGCCGATATTTTGGTGGAGGCAGACTCTTACAACCCGACCGCGTTCAACGTGGTAATTCCGGGTGAGGGTATTTTGGCTACAGAAGGTATTTTTGTTGGTCTGGTGACGAATGTGACCACAACGGTGTTCTATGGCTAAGACCCCAGCATGGCAGCGCAAGGAAGGCAAGAACCCCAAGGGCGGACTCAACGCCAAGGGGCGAGCCTCCTACAACAAGGCCAATCCGGGCAAGCCGGGCCTCAAGCCTCCGCAGCCCCAAGGCGGAGCACGCCGCGACTCTTTCTGTGCCCGTATGGAAGGCATGAAGAAGAAATTGACCGGCGAGAAGGCCAAGAAGGACCCGAACAGTCGTATCAACAAGAGCCTGAGGGCGTGGAATTGCTGACATGTCTGAAATTGAACTCACTGAGCGTGAACGGTTGATTGCCAAAGAAGCGGCCAAGATTGCGCTTGAAGAACTCTCTGGGGAGTTTTACAAGAGGGTTGGCAAAACTGTTGTTGAAAAAGTGTTGATTTGGATCGGCATGTTGGCGGTTGGCTTCGTGGTTGGTAAAGGCTGGATCATCAAGGTCTGACATGCCGAGCAAAAGCAAAGCACAGCACAACTTGATGGCGATGGTGGCCAATGACCCCGCCGCTGCCAAACGTGTAGGAGTCCCGCAATCTGTCGGTCGTGAGTTCATGAAGGCAGACAAGGGTAAGCGGTTTGGGTCTGGTAGCCGTGCGGATGCACAGGCCATCAATAAACCCAAGACCAATCAAGGCAAGATGGAACTTTTCTCAAGAGGTGGTGACATGAAAGAATCGAAAGAGATGATGAAAAAGGAAGTGTCCTTCATGAAAAAGAAGGGCGCACCCAAGTCCATGATCAAGCATGAGATGAAAGAGGCCGGTATGAAGAAGATGGCCAATGGTGGCATCACTACCGCCAAAATGGGCACCGTCCGCACTGCCGCTCCCAGCAAAGATGGCGTTGCAACGAAGGGCAAGACCAAAGGCATGCAGGTCAAGATGGGTGCATCCAAGCCGCTGGGCATGAAGTACGGCGGTAAGACCTGCTAATAGGAGGCCGACATGGCTCGACGTTCTCGTTCCTCACGTTCACGTGATTTAGCTGGCCTCGCTGCGCTGGGCGCGTTGGGCTATACCTTCTTTGGCCCGGGGCGGGATCGTCCGAAGGGTGTGGCTCCGGCTCCTGTGGAATATCGCGGGACTGACCGCCCACCGTCCGTTCGCGGGGATATGAGTCCAGCGGATTTGTATGCTGACGCCGCTTTGGCGGTCTCGCAAGTGCGCAATCAGCCCCAAGAAACGTTCATGGGTATTGATTACACAGGCCCACTTGCTGATACTGGTGGAGTAGGGCGGTCAGAAGTAAGGGCTGCGGATCAGAGCGCTATGTCTCCTCCTGTTGTGGCCGCCCCTGCCGCCTCTGTCGCTCGCAGCATTACCGCCGCTGCCCCCGCCGCCGCTCGTAGTGCTGGTTCTGGTTCTGGCTATTTGGACCTTGGTGGCTACAACGATATGGCGCAGGTAGATATGCCTCGTGGGTATGACCCTCGGCTGGCCAATCTGTCGTCCGCAGCGGTCGGCGCAAGTGAGGCTTCGGCCATCCGTAACGCAGCCAACGCTGAAATGCCCCTTAGGCGGCAACTTACACAAACGACTCTTGGCGCGCCTACGGCTCGGGCCGCTGGCGCTCCCAGCATTTACGCTGGGCCTGCGGCGTTTCAGGCATACCGTCAACGACAGGCGGCAGAAGCCGCAGCAGCCGCTACACCCCCGGCCCCTCCAGGCAGTGCCCGTAACATCGTGCAACAGATGCGCGAGAAGGATAAGGCTGTCTTGGCTGCTGTCCGTAGGCGGCAGGAACAAGAGGCGGCAGCGGCAGCGCAGAACCGCGCAGCGGCAGAACAGCGCCGTATTGATGCAGAGTTGAGCCTTGACCCAACGGAGCGTCTGTTGCGGGGGTACAAAAAAGGCGGGGCAGTCAAAGCCAAGCCCAAAAAGATGGCTTCTGGCGGGATGTCTTCTGCGTCAAAGCGCGGCGACGGCATTGCCTCCAAAGGCAAAACCAAGTGCAAGATGTATTGAGGTGACATCATGTCGGACAAATCCAAAAAGCCCAAACAGACCCTGACCCCCGCTGAACAGCAGATGATTCAGGAGGAGAAGGATAAACAGATGGCCCCCAAGCTGGAGAGCGCTTATATGGGCTCTCTTACCAGCACCACGCCTCCTCCCCCTCCTCCCCCTTCCACGCAACGCCGCGCCCAGGGTGGCGTCACTCGCGCCGATGGCTGCATCACTAAGGGCCACACCCGTGGCAAGATGGTGTAATCATGATGGCCAGCCGTGGCATGGGGGCCATCAACCCCAGCAAGATGCCCGGGCCGAAACGCAAGGCCCGTAGGGACGATACTGACTTTGATCAGTACGCGGCTGGCGGTCAGACCAAATCCAAGGTCAATCAGGCTGGTGTCTACACCAAACCGGGCATGCGCAAGTCGCTGTTTGAGTCGATCAAGTCCCGTGCGGTTCAGGGCACAGGTGCAGGCCAATGGTCAGCCCGCAAGGCACAGCTTCTGGCCAAACAGTACAAAGCCCGTGGGGGTGGGTACAAGTGAAAGCCCCGCAGCAATCGCTCAAGGACTGGACCGCTCAAAAGTGGAGGACTAAAAGTGGCAAACGCTCTTCTGACACGGGTGAACGGTATC